TGCCTCTACATTTACTCCAAACCTAGATGCTAAACTCTCCACAAATGAATCTACTGAGGTATACAGCTGTGTCTTTTCCATGTGGCTTAAAGAAGATATGTAGTCATGCCACTGTCTAGCTTTAGCTACCTCTGATTTACTTAAAGTGTCTTTACTCTTAAGCATGTTATCAAAGTTATCGCTGAACTTAGTGTTCATGCCTTCGTTAAAGCTTCCAGAGAACTGATTATAAAACCTAGACTTCAAGGACTCTAGCATCTGGACGTTGTATATTTTCTCTACCTGACGGATGCTGCTCTGCATACTCTCGAACACACCAACCGTGGGTGCTGTTAAGCCGTCAGCTCCTCTTAAAGCTTCGCCTCTGTGCATAGTATGTGATGCACCGTAGCTGAATTGTACGCTATCGCTATCACTATAGATGTCGTCTAAATCAGAGTTCTCCCTAGAGCGTGATGCAACACCATCGTAGTCAGGGTTGTCTAATTTGTTCTGGGCAACTATAGCGTCAGCCTGTGCCTCGTTCTTGACTATGTGAGTAGTAGCGGTTTTAACTTCCTCTACACCATCTATAACTGCTCTTTGTCCAGACCTGACTATCCAACCAGAATCTCTGTACATGCGATCTATGTGCCCTGTACGCTTTGTAAGGGCTTGTAAGGAAAGATCTCCTGTATCCGATGCCTGTAGTACTACATGACGATAAAGTCCGTTAGGAGTCTCTATAGGGTCATCTAGCCTAACAACGATAGTATCTTCTTTAGGTTTAAGCATTGTTTTAGTTTTAGGGTCGTACACCTCATCAAGCTCTAAGTCTCTTAAAGCTACACGCCTGCCTGCTGTCTTATGTATTCCGCCATCTACAGCAACATCAACACCAAAGAAACCTGCTTCCTTTTTCTTGCTGTAATATATTTTATTTCTAGCTTCATAGATGTCATCCATTACTGCACGTATTTTAGCGTACTTTCTAAAAGCTGACTCTACGTTTGAAGATGAATCTGCCTGACCTACAGCTGTACTGAACTCCCTAAGTGTGTTGTACTGTTTGCCTGTGTCATCACCTAGCTTTAAAGCGTGACCAACTATATCAGCAACACCAGGAGACATACCAGAAAACGCAGTCTGTACCTTTTTATCAAAACCTTCTGCTAAGGCTTTATGTTTGAAGTTCAAAGCGAACACACCTTCTAGGACTTCACCGCCTAAGATACGTAAAGGGTTCAAGAACATTCCAGAGAATCTACCGTAGGACTTCTTACCCGCAGCGCTGAGGTCAAGTACATCCATCTTAGAACTGAAGATATGCTTAACAGGTACTTCTACGAACCACTCTGCCCCTTCTGCCATAAGGTCTTCAGCAACTTCAGGCCCAGCGAAGTTCTTAGGATTAACAAATGTCCCTCCTTCGGTCTGAGAGTCCCTGAGTGTCTGGGCATTCATACCTTTCTGTTGCTTTCTTTGCTTCTTAGTTAACTTCTTAGCAGTGCCTTTAGGTGCACTGAGTAGCTCCTCTGCCGCACGCTCTTTAAGTTCACCCTTAGATACAAGCTTAGCCCCATCTGGAAGAACAGCTGATTCCATAGCATTCAAAGCATCTTGCTTTGTCTTAAAACCACCGGCATTACCGTCACCCATAGTGAACAAAAAGTCCCCTAAAGAGTTATTATCAGTGTTGCTTCTAAATCCAGTTGCTGAATCCATAACGTTCAGGCTTGTACCCGTTTGAGTCTCTAGTACCCTAGCTCTCTTCATACCCATGTTAACAGCGCTTTCGTCTATAAGGAGAAGCTCATTAACCTCTATAAGGTCTTCTCTTACGTTAGGGAATCCCGGGAGGTTAGATGCACTAGGTCCGCCTATGTGACGTGTACTAGCCTGTTCTTGAGTTAAACCGTGACGTACAGCCTCAGCTATAGGATCTTTCTTTAAGGTCTTAAGGAACTCTTTAGGCTCTAAGTCGTACAGCGAATCAAGTACAGAACTGCCATCCCTGTGTGCTGTAGTGGTTATTGTTTCTGGTAGCATCTTAGCGGCTATAGCTTTAGATAAACCTTTTATGGTCTGTATTGAACCTATAACACCAAAACCTAAGTTAAACAACGTCTCTGCAAACTGACCCTTTTGAGAATCAGTTACTTCACCGTCAGCCATCTGGATACCGCCCTCAAGGATAGAGCGCTTTAGCCTATCCACTTGGATTGAGGTAAGCATAGAATTATTACGGCCCATGAGGGTTGTCTCATAACCTGCCCACTCTTCTACTAGGTTCTCTAGGACAGTGATCTGCTGTTCTTTTGGGAGGGTATCTAACTTATCTAAAGCGTTACCTATTCCTAATTTGAATTTAGCGAACTCTACTTCTCCTGTTCCAACAAAAGGAATTATAAGCTCTCCTAAGTCTCCAAGTATTTCACCCCAAGAGCTTTCCTGAAAAAGCCTCGCAGTCTGCATGTCTATATTTCTAGCTAACTGTTGGTTAAAAGCTATCTCTGCATCAGCTCTAGGTAACATAGGGTTATTAGGTAAACGCTTAATGATGTATTCTTCGCGATAATCCCCTAGATCGTAGAACCCATCCTTAGAGGCTTTTAGTTCTTCAACAATAGCTAAGACTTCTTCGTTAGTCTCGGCTGCCTGTATTTTTTCCTCAGCTAACTTAAGGTCCTGTTCACGTTCTGCACCTTCAGAAATAGAGGACTGCTCATCAATTACACCGTCATTGCCTTGCTCTAATGCTTCTCTGGTAGGGTCAAAGGTATCAGTGTCCCCTGCGTACACAACCTCTTGAAATATAGTAGCAACTTCACTTGCGCTTTCTGTAGAACGATAAGGTATCTCGATGGTGTCTTTACCTAGTACACCTTGTATACTAAACATAGACTCATCGAAGCCTATGCTTGAAAAATCTAACGAGGTTTGACGCTGTTGTTCTGGGCTTCGGGCTACTTGCTTAGGTACAGCCTCGACAACCTGACCTGTTTCCTGTGCTGGTTCCTCTCCCCAAGCTTCGTTCATACGGGCTACAAGTTCACTTCCGGGATTAAAATCAGAAGGCACGCTTGCATCAACAGGTGTGTCGCTTTTTCTTTTACTAGCTACTGGAGCATCTTGAAAGTTCTGAGTTACTGAACCCATTACAGACGTAATCATGCCAGAGGCTTGAGCTTTACTAAGACCTTGATCTTTCATCTCTTGAACTAACTTGTTGATGTCAACAGAGTCAGGCTTTACCCCTTGCGTATCCATTAAGTCTCCTCTCCTTCATTTGCATAAACACTAAGCTGTCCAGCAACATTTCCCAAAGTTCCAAAAGCCGTAGCTTGACCTTGATTTGTAATAGCTTTGTTTTGGAATCTAGCTACGTTAGACTGTAAGGAACTAACAGCGTTTATAAAGCCTAAGTTAGCCGCTGTCTGGGAACCTATGCTTGCAAGAGCTCCCTGTGCTGAGCTTGTTCCTGCTGTTCCGCTGTTAGTGCTGTTAGCCATAGACATAGCTGAAGTAATTTTGTTTTGACGTATCTCGCTTAAACGCTCTTTAGACGCTTGCCTTTCACGTATTTTATTTGTAGCTCTGTTTGCTTTCTTTTGTTCTCTGCCTGCTTTAATAGAAGCACCGGCACTAAGTAAAGAAAGACCTACAGCCGCCGCTAAAAAGAATGCCATTAGGTTCTACCTCCCATTGAAAAGGATACACTGTACCCTAATAATTGTAAATCTTTCTCTGGCTCTGTTTGGAATACAAACTGTACTGCATCCCCTTTACCTCTAATCCCGTAAGTGTACGAAACTAAAGACTCGCCTGTGTTCATTGTGTGAGGGTAAGACGTAGGAAGAAATCCTCTTTTATTAGGTAAATATATATTGTTTATATTTCCTCGTCCTTTACCATCTACTATACCAACCCACTTGCTGTAAGCATCACTGTTATCAAAATCCCATCTTGTCTGTAAATAACAAGCGGAAGGTTTTGTGTACGAGTACTGCCCGTTTTCGTAACCAAGAACTTCTGTTTCTGTTTTGTTGAAATAAAATTTAGCTCTTGTTATCTTTTTACTGTTAGCGAACTTACCTAAAGTTTCCCATCCTGAGACAAGAAAAGAAGGAGCGTTTTCACCGAAGTCTTCGAAACTGGCGTTCTTAGGCTGAGCTACTGTGTAATTTAACTTTGTTGCTGTTTGAGTATAAAAAGGATACAGAACAGCGTTATTTATTCTAAACGGACGTACTGATACGTAATCGTCGTTAGCCTGCATCTGAGGATAAAAGGCTTGTACCTCTAAATCATAAATAAGGAATTGACCAAAATTAGGAACTAACCAAACTATTTGTTTTTGAGCTTCGTCGTAAACACCGTGAGCATTCTTTCCTGATAAGCTAGTTAAAAAATAACTACGAACAGTCTGAGCTGAAATATCTACGCTGTTAAGAACATCGAACTCAGTTGCTACTATTTCCATTATTCCGTTATTAGAGAAGTAATACATACTCCCTTCTGCTTCAACTACACTTCTTACGCTTTCTAAACCTCTTTCGCTTACCTTAGCTATATTAAAACCTGTAGCCTTAAAGCCACCATCTGAATTGTAAATGTACCATACACCGTTTGTAGCAAAAACAAGTACTCCACTTTTAAAAGGTTTAATTGCTTTTATTCCTACAGCTTCTTCTAAAGGAATTATCCCTCCATCGGTAGCAAGTAAATCGGAAAGAGCCTCGCTTGTAGGGTCATTGTCTTGATAACATCTTCCCGCTTCTTTAGGGCTAACAAGTAATTGAGAATAAAGTACAGTGCTGTCTACAGCGTAAAAAATTCTACCAAAAGCACTGGCACAACAGTTAGGGTTCTTTATGTTTGTTGTTGGTTGATTAATTGCCATTATGGTTCAATTTGTCCCGGAAATCTAGGCGAAGGTTGCCAAGGGTTAAAAGGTGTTGAAGGCGGAGTAACCGGATCATTAGGCTCATTAGGGTCGTAGCTAGGGGCAGAGGAAAAGTCTACTGAGCCTACAAGCTCCAAAGTAGTGCTAGGAACACCATCAAGAGTAGGATTACCTAACTTAGAATCCCTGTCAAAATCCATTACACTATAAACGTAATGACCCCTTGCCGCTAAAGAGTTTCCTAACCCAGCGTCTCTTACGTACTTAGGGTCAAAGGTTAGATTACCATCAGAGTTATTTATCATGCCTACACTGACTATATCCGCGTTGCTAGGATACAAAGAAAACTCATTGTTGTAGATGTCAATAACGCTGTCTAAAGGATTTCCCGTGGTGTTCTGATCTCTTCTTTCTACAAACCACCCTGCATTCAATAAATTGTATCTGTGGTTCTGTGTTAAGGTAGCAGGGTTTTCAGAAGCACTGAGGTTATCATTAACAAGTTCGAAGTCTCGTACATACAAAGTAATTTTGTAAATATCTATTTTTTCTTCAGCTTCGTTGTACTCTAACATTATAGGGTTATCGTTGTTAGATAAAGTAATAACAAGGTAATTAGTTAACTCTGCAATCTGAGTGCTTACCTTTGCATCTGCGATCTTAACATCAATTAAAGCTGTGAAATTTGCATCTACTGCGTGTACTCTGATGTATGTTTCTGGTACATTGTTAGTAAGTACAGCTATAACGTAAGTACTACCTCTCCAGTAAAACATATTTTCAAGCTCAGCGTCAGTACAGTCGAACTCAGCTACGGGATACAGGAACTCGAACCCCTCCCGTCTTTTACGGATAAGGCCATCTTTTTCTAAGATAAAGTTCAGCTCATCAGAGGTACAACCCTCCGGAAAAGCAAGAGGGGACGCCTCAGTAATTAAACCTTTAGCTAGGGATACGTAATCTTTAGAACCAGAAGCTCTAGGCATTTAAAGAATCCTTGATGTACTTTTTAATAACAGCAGGTTGTTTAAGTTCTTTCGGAACTACAATGCCCATAATTTCTGCAAACTCTAACAGGGCATCTTTCTTTGTTAATTTGTCTAACTCTATTGCCGGAGTACTGACTGGAGTGTAGTCAACCTTGACAGGTTTATTTCTTATGTAAGTGCTAATAGCCTCCTCAGCTACACTAGCCTTAGTAAAGATACCAGTTAGCTCAATAGGAACCTTACCTGATCCCCTCTGTACGCATAACTGGCTTGTAGTTTTGTATTGCACTATTTTAAAGTCATTCATTAATTTCTACCGTATTTGCTTTTGTTTCTGTTCATACTCCCAGACTTACGTGCTTGCTGTTGAGCAGAGGCCATCCTTGAAGCTAAGCGCCTAGTAGTGCTAGGTGGAGCATTTTGTTGAAGGAGGTGCTCGTAGCACTCTACAATTACTAAGTCTCTGTACAGCTCTGACAGGTGCTCTGGAATAGGAATTATGAAGTCATCCTGTTGTAAAAACACTTTTTCTTGTGTATAAACTACTCGACTTTTACTTGACTGTAAAGTAGTGTCTTGTTCTTTGTTGTACGAAGCATGTACGATATAAACACCATTAAAGGAGGTACAGTACTGAGGATGCCTGTTATTGTAGACAACAAACTTAGTACCTCCAAAATCTTCTACAATTTCTGTATTAGCAAGCTTATCGGTTCTTGACTGAACCATATCTAAAAAGCTTTCGTTAGATAAGTAAATCACAGGACGATAGTTAACTAAAACATCCGACTCTGTGTTATTATAAGATAAAGTGCTCTGATCTATACGTTGCACGTTATCCGGAATCTTTAAATAATTAGGTTTTGTTACATCAGACACACTGCCTAGTGTTGCACTGGATGTAGTGAACTGCCAGTCTCTGAACTTTTGAATTAAAGTGTAGTAGCACTCTTCAGCTATCTGAGCCGCTTGTTGGGCTACATCGCTGTTAAAAATGCTGTCTACGTAAAAATCTGAGGATTTGTTTAGATAGCTCTGAACTACGCTTAATAAAGTTAATTTCATTTCTATCCTTAAAAAAGAAGGGGCCGAAGCCCCGACAATTACACACTAGATGCGTTCGTAAGTAACTACTAACGAAGCTTTACCTACTGTAGCGGCTTGGGTTTGTGCATCAGACAAGTCTAAAACTATCTGAATACCCCCTGCGCCTGTTAGCTTGGTTAAACCAGTTAAAGCTGGCTTGGTAACACCTAATGTATTTAGATTTAGGTCTGTAGTTAGGCCGTTACCACCGTCAATAGATAGGTCTGCTGTAGCACCTGTACCAAAGGCTTCAGATACATACAGCGTTAAACCTGTAACGATGTAAGGGTGCAGAACACCTATACTGTACACATCGGTAACTGTACCAGCAGAAAACTCAAACGTAGCTTGAACTTCCTTACCGAAGGTTTTTACTTGACCGTCAATACCACCAGAAGCTCGTGTTCCGTAAGTCTTACCTACACCAATACCAGCCGCGTTGCTTTCATAACTCATAATTTATTCCTTATTCAAAATCAGTTGCAGATGTAATTAATACACCTAAAGTGTCTGTACGCTGTAATCCAAAGCCCATACGTGAAGTCATAATGAACTCATCACGTTGTAGATCTTTGTTACGCTCAGTTTCAGTTCGAGGCATTTGTCTCCATGCAACCATTAATGCCTTTGTCTGGTCATCAAGGATAGACATAAAGATATTAGCAACACCGTCTGTTACTGAGGTAGTACCATCACTGAACGTACCTTTAGGTAAACGGTTACTTGAGAAGATATTCCAACCAGCGAAGTTCATAATGAAGTCATGGTCACGCATAAGACCTGAGTTCAAAATTTCTTGCATCATAGGGTTAGAATCTACGTTGTAAGTACCTTGGAACTTATCTTGCAGAGTAGCCGCAACAACAGGGTCAACAAACGCTACACGACCTGCATAAGGAACTTCAGCCTTATCAAAAGCCAGCTTCATCTTGTTGAAGTGTTGGATACTTGCAATGTTATTGGTTTCAGCAGATGCAATACGATGTGCGAACTTATTCACAAGGTTAGCCGCACCATTTGTTTGTCCTGCATTCAACGTAGCTAGTGTACGAGTTTCGAAATATTCCTGCAAAGCACGAGTACTCTCTTGAGCACGAGCACCTAGCAAGGCCTCTACCTGACTGCCATCTTGACGCATCTTATCTGTGATAAACCACGCATCACCCGGGTAGTCACTAATCTGTAACTGGACGTTACCTGACTCAATAGGGTTATAAACCAATGGAACGTTTTCATT